CGTTATTTTTCTCCTCATACACGACCTTTTGAACCATCGCAGTTTCAGGGCGCCCAATACATTGGATGTACTTGACATCTGAGTCATAGTCCTTTGCTGCCATGTATAGCACAAATGACCCGCACTCAAAATATTTCCTACTCCATTGCAATTCGACGAAATCAATCATCTTGACCTCTTCGCCGAATTTGTTTAGACACTTAATCATTTACACACCTCCGTATCTTCCTACGAAGCTTACTTCTGCGGTAAATGCTGTATTGCCATCTTTTGATATTTTGATTTGATTATCACCATATCCGAGAACCATTTGCATTAGTGCACGTGCGTCAAAATCGCTGTATGGCACGTCTTTACCGTTCTTTTTGACCACTCGCTTGTCGCAGTCAATAACGAGGACGTCAGACGCATTTAAGACCGTTTTCACGCTAGTCTTAATGTCGCCCATCTCGATATCGATGCCAGGGACATAGCCTGTTGATTTTATTGTGATAACGATTGGAGCCGGTTCGCTTCCGAGGTAATTGATTACCTTTGTATCCGTTTTAGTTATCTCACCAAAAGCAAGCTTGCCACCTCCTGGCGCATAATATCTTGTCCAGTGCCACATAGGATTTACCGCACTAAAAGCAGTCGTATCCTTGCTGTCGCCAAATAGATCAGCATGAGGTGACTGAAATAAGAGTTCGAGATTAGGCTTTCGATAGACATTCCTTGAAGGATAGCTTGCTGCTTTGAGAACACAGTCTTTAGCTATCTTTGTGACTCCAGCATATGTGATATACAAATCATAAGTATGGTTCGCATTATGAAATCCGATTACTTCAGCTCTTAAGCTATCATTAGATCCGTTAATTCTTGCCGACAAAGTAATCTGTCGGCCATGCTTTCTAATACCTGTTACGATATCACCGTGGCCAAACCCTCTCGCCTCTGAAAATACTTCAATTTCAGGAAAGTCAACACCTTCAAGCGTCAACATTTTCCAATCATTTTTGTTATAACTAAATCGGAGACCATCACTTCTGACGGCCTCCACATTTACCATTTTGCTCATATCGCACCTGCCAATCCGAATTTTACTGCTTCACTTCTCAGTACTCTTGCATGTTCGCCTGGAGTCTCAACCGGCTGATTGATGTTAATTGTCTGCATTACAGTAGTGTCGCCTGCACCAACTCCATTACGTGATATCTGATTATATCTTGCCCCTGGAGGTAGTGTTATTGCATCTCGCTTTAGCCTTGAACCATTGTAGCCACCGTTTACAGTTAAGTCAGCCTCAACTCCTTGCATATCGCTTGCGAAACGGTCTTTTATGCTGCTCGTAAAGTCTGATACGACACCAAGTGCATACGCGGTCTTTCTCGTGATACCATTGGCAATACCGTAAATCAGATTGTTACCAATGTCCTTTTCACCCCAACGGCTTGGTGATTTGATACCAAAGAAGGATTTTATCTTACTCTTAACCCTGCCAAAAAAACCACCAATCATATCCATTAGCCAGCTAAACTTGTCGTGAATTCCGTTCCAAAAGCCTCTGATTATCTGACCACCTATAGATACAAATTTGCCAGGCAAACCTGCTATGCCATTAACTATACTGTTCACAAAATCAGCTATACCGCTTACAGCTCGGCTAACTAAATCTCCAATCCACGCAGCAATCTTTGCAATCACCTGCGCTAGATAAATTACGATTCGAATTGGAAGAGTTTCCCACCAAATCCAAAAGTCAATCGCTTTTGATACAAATGCTTTGATGCCGTTCGGCAATGTTTCCGTAAAAAATGTTACAATCCCATCAACGACTGCACCAACAAAGTTCTTGATATGGGTCCATATTCCTATGAAAAAGTTACGGAATCCGTCTGACGTTTTCCATAGGTAAATAAAACCACCAACGAGCGCTGCAATAGCCATTATGAGAACCATAATAGGATTTGCAAACAAAACTGCATTTAACAGTACCTGAGCTGCAGTAACAATTGTAACGACTGTTTTATACGCAATAAAAGCAGAAGCAACCATCACGATTAAGACCTTAAATTTATCAAAGTTCTTAATTAGCCCTTTTAAGATTGATGTCAACGGCTTAATTATTGGGACCGCATCACCTAGCTTTCCCAACCCTTTCAAAATCGCTGGTACAAGGCTTTTTGAAAATGCCTTGCCTAGACTCTTAGCCACAACCTTTATCCTTGGAATTAAGTTACTTAAGAATATCGCAATTGAGTCAGCAAAGGCTTGCATAGACTTATCGACATCCCCTCCACCAGCAATGGCAGTAAGCAGATTTTCCCACGAGGCTTTCATCTGATTTGCACTACCTTCTAGAGTAGAGTTTGCTTCTTTTGCTGTTGTTCCAGCTATTCCCATGTGAGATTGCATTACACTTAGCGCATTGACGATATTGCCAAAACTCATACTGTTTTCGTCGACAGTAATTCCAAGTTTTTTCTGCTCGTCTTTCATCTTAGATGCATCCTTTATAAGGCGCTGCATCTCCTCTTTAGTACCACCATAACCGAGCTTGAGATTATCTAACATAGTATAGTTTTGCTTAGCAAAGCCCTGATACGCCATCTGTATAGACTCTATCGATGTGCCCATCTTGTTGGCATTATCTGACATGTCAGTCACGGCCCTGTTCGCGTATTCTGCCGACTTCTTTGTGTCGCCATCAAGCGATTGCAATAGTGATGCACTGAAGCTTGTTACTGTCTCCATGTACTTGTTAGCGCTCATGCCAGCCGTCTTATATGCGTTGCTTGCGTATTCCATTATTTCTTTGCTATTATTTTTGTACAAAGTCTCTACACCGCCTGCGAGCTGTTCGTATTGCGCAAATGACTTTATAGCCAAAGTTCCAAGCCCTACTGCGGTCGTTACAAGTGCAGCACCTATCATCGCTGCACCTCTACTCACGCTCCCAGAAAGACTGTCAACGCCTTTATCTACACCTGTCGTATCAAGCAGGGTTTTTATCTCTAAAACATTTTCATTCATTTACTATCCCCACTCTTCGTCAAACTTGCGATACTGTTCTTCTTCCTCTTCCGTAAGTACTGTTGGAAGCTCCCATGCGTTTCGCTGCTCTCTAAACTCTTTATCGGTTGACGCCCTAAAGCCTATTACCTGTCCGAGCAATGTCTTATCAGTAATGCCTTTTAGCAGTGCCTTGAATTTGTGCCAGTGCATGTCAATTTCCATGATGTCGATTCCATATTGTTGCAAAAATGCAC